TGGAAGTTTTGCTACTCTACCACGGAAGGGTATTTGTAAAATTCCTATTGTTTCCGCAGGCATTGATGCAGCCTTAACTAATAAAGATTCAAGAGTCCCGCTAGCTGTTGGTATATTGACTTCAAATCTGTTTGGACGAGTTCCCCCGTCAAATGCAGTTTTAAAAGTTGCTATTGCCATTTTTTGTGTCATTTTTATTACTCCTTGTAATATTACTTATTAATTATTCTAAAATGTCGGCTGTATTTTTGTTAGTAAATGTGAGTCTGATGTAATTAATAGATTTAGTCGGTTTAATATACACATCAGCGATGAATTGATTTGAATCTATAATTGAACTTGTGTTATTTGATTCATCACATACCACCTTATAGTCATAAACTCCTCTACGAGCTTTAACGATGTTTAACATAGGAACTACTGCATTGACAAAAGATTGTCTTGTTTGAGAATCATTAAATTCAAACAACTTATCTCTTGCGGCTGCTCCAATAGTTCGTTTCAGAAAAATGAATAATCTAGAAACATTTATTCTACTCAAAGAACTAGAATCGACTGCTCTTGTTTTATCTCCAAACAACACAGTTCCTTCTCCAGGAAAGGTTACTATAGGATTAATCTCATCATCATACAAGGTATCCATCTGAGCATCCGTAGGATTCTGTTGCATTCGTATAACATCAAGAATTTGACCCCTCTTAAATCCAGCAGGACTCCACCAAGGATCTGCAAGTTTATCACTACGAGCAATACATCCTGCGGCATCTGCGGCACAGTTAGTGGTTACATAAGTTGCAGTATCTGATGCCCTATTAATATCTAAATGTACTTTTCTACCAAGTACACAAATATTATATTCGTCTTCTGTACTTCCAGCATATGCGGCACTAGCAATGACATTCGAAGCATGCTCACCGTTCGTTATTGCAACACAGTCTTTTCTTGTGCTTGCTATAGTGGAAACAGCTGTTTCCTGACCACCTGTTGCAGCGAAAACTACGTCTAACCTATTTTGACTACTTGTTAATTTAACATCACCCGCACTAGAATCGTCAGCACCAGTTCCACCAACCAATAAAATTCCACCATATTGGAGATAGTTGTGCGCTGCCCACCATTCATTGCTCCAAGCACCTGTAGGTCCATTTCCCCATCTCTCTGCTGTGTTTCCCTCAGAAAATGCATCGGCACTGTATCCAACACCAACGGGATCAGAACTTTTAAGTCGTCCAATCCAATCAGCAACACTTTCAGAAGTCATCTCTCCGCTATTTCGTTCTGCTGTAGTACCAACCACACCAATTAGACCCTCATACGATGGCATTCCGCCACGTACTGATGACCCTGATTCCGTTCCTGGAATGAAAAAACTCTCGTCATTAATTACAACTGTTACATTTGGTCTTGCCATGTGAATCTCCTTGAAGATATTTGCTTATTTATTTTCAAACAATACTATTTGTATTCTTGATATTTATACTTTTCTGGTTTTCTACATTGAAAACCATCTATCTTCACCATCCCATTCACCTTCCTCTGCTTCGTCAGCAATGAAACCAAACGGCATTAATTCATCCTCAATATCTCTAATTTTTTCCTCATATATCTGTGTTCTGATGTCTGCATCAGTTAAGGATTTAAAATAATCCTGTCTGGTCATCCACGCAAAAAGCACCAAAGACATTACCAAATCGTCTGTATGACCATCATCTGCTTCAAATGAATTCTTTTTTGCAATAAAGGTAATCAATTCATTAATCGTATCAACGTCTTCTACAAGAAGTTTATCTTCTTCTATTAAACTTTTCAATATAGAACACCCAAGTTTTTTGACTGGCATCGTTGTTCGTACACCCAATTGTGATTGGGAACTTCTTCCACCAAAACCACCACTCATCACTTGCCCTGCACGACCTTTATATGTCGTCATCATAACATTTTCATATTCTAGGTCTTGATGTAAAATATCAGCCACTTGTCCACCAATATCGTTAATCTCAATCAAAACACCCGCATTGTTATATCTCATTGCAACAGCACGAATAACGGTTGGATATACCATAGGAGATATTGTGTTATTTCTGTATCTCGCAACCATTTTATATGGCATTTCTGTAGCGTCAATCACCACAAATGCACTATAATCTTTTCCTTGACCTCTGGAAGTATCAACCGTAATGAAGTAATCTCTATCTTCTTTCGGTTCTTCATATATCCATAGTCCGTCTGCATCTTTGGTTTTTGGTGTTGCCCAATTCAACACACGAAGTTTCGCAGAAGAAATCAGAGTGTTTTGACTACCCAAGAAGTCGCAAATGAATTCTTGTTGGAATTGCTCTGCACTGGTATTGGCAATAGTTTCTTCTTTCCACTTTTCATCTCGTAATGGACCACCAGGATATTGCGGTACTTGATCCCAACTTACTTCAATTGGAATGTAATCGTTCTTACCATCTTCGCCAAGTTTCTTTGTCGCACCTTTCCAATAATAATAGAACATATTCAATCCGTTTGGTGTTGAAATCATAATCACTTTGGTTTCTTGTCCCGCGGAAATTGTCGGATATACTGAATTGAAGAATTCTTCGGCAATATTGGTAGGAACATGTGCGAATTCATCAAGCAAAATTATATTGTATGAACCACCACGAATAGCACTAGATGATGTAGATGATGCAATAATCCTTGAACCATTTTCAAGTTTAATGGATGCTTTATTCCACTCTACAATCCCTTGTTGCAACCAAAGTGGTAAGTATTCGTATGTGAGTTGCAGTCTACTGAGAATATCTTTCGCAACCGCCTGCTTGTTTGCAAGAATCGCAACATTCATATTCTGATTGAACAGGGTGTAGTGTAGTAGGTATGCAACCATAGTAGTGGACTTACCAGATTGTCGAGGAAGTTTTGCAATGGTGAATCTGTTTTCATGTACCGTTTGCACCATGTCTTCTTGAAAGTCATATAACTTAAAGGGAACAAGGCCTTCGTCCAATGAAACAACCTTAATATACTTCTCAATAAAGTATACAGGGTCTTTGGCACATTTCATATACTCGACTACCTGTTCTTCAGTGAACTCAATATCAACGCCAGCCTCTTTAAGTTGTTTATTTCCTAAATAACCTTTTGATTTATTTGTCATTTACTATCTCTGTATCAATAATATCTTGTGTGAGTGCTTTTGTTCGACTTCTCTCTGCATTTATTAGGTCTTGCAAATCACTCGTAGAACCAACATAAATTGATTGATTGGTTGTATTATTGATATTAACTTCTTCTTTATTGATTTCTTTTACTTTCTTGTGTAAATCAATGAGGTCTTTGTTCACCTCTGCAACGGTCTTTATCATCTGGGCTGCAACTTCATATGCTCTTGGAGCATCACCTTGCGTTGCAACATTTAGAATACCATCAATGGCATCTTCACCTTGCTTGATGAGTTCTTTCATGTTCTTACGAACCAACCAATAATCTTTTTCGCTGTCAACGGCTGCAACCTCAATCTCTCGTATCGGTTTGGGTGCGAGTTCTTTTGGTTCTTCTTTTGGTTTGAATTCTGTATTTAATGCTTCTGATAGTTTTTCATCAACTGACTTCTTTTCATTCATAATAATAATCACCATAAATTTGGTTATCACTACCAGTTCCACCACTGAAACCACCAGTAATACCTATTCGTAAATCATGGACACCATCTACAGGATAGTCCCATTTTTCTTCTGACCCAAATATATCTATTTCTGATTGTAAAACTATCTTAGTAGATTTAACTGGACCATATATGTAGGTTTTTGCTGTAAATTCAAAAGTAGATGTAAGGTTTCTTCTAGTATCAAATGCACCTTCATATTCTTCTACCGTGTTTACACCACCTAAAACTATGGGCACATCTACTTTGTTGTTTATATCATTTACTTTCATAGACACAATAAATTCTGGCGTAAAGTACGGCAAAATTTGTTCTACTATTTGTAAGTTGTCATTTTGGTTTCTTGAAAATGCATAAAGTCCCAGTGAAATGATATAAGGAACTTCTGCATAGTTGTATGATTGTGATAATCCGTCTTGTGAAATTGCTTTAGTTTTGCGGAGTTTATTTGTTTTTCTTGTTGGGTCGTATTGAATTCCTGTAATATCGAAACCCAGTCTCGGTAATGTAATCTGAACCTTGGAATGGTCTGATATGCTACTGCTTTCTTGTATCCTTCTTATGAACTTTTCTTTTGGTCCATATGAAAGTGGCACGCGAATGGTTTCCTTGAGTGTTCCGTCTGTGTTTCTTCGTTCGACATTGATGTCATTGAAAAGAGAACCAAACCCAATGATTAGTTTTCTAAGTGACTCGTTGTAAAATTGTGTAAACATCAATAATTCCCTTCACTGAAAGGATCTGTTTCTGTAAAGTCAAAGATATCATCCACATCACGATTGAATTCTATTTCTTCATTATCACCCATTGGAGTAGTGTCTTCTGGTTCTTGTGGGATAATTATAGTTGTTGTAACGGCAGCGGTTGCACCGAATAGATATTCCGCACTTGATACAGCACCTTTAATACTTTCACCAGAACTACTTGAAACTGTGCCCACAATATTTGTTACAGTAAGTTTAGTAGTGTCTGCATCCCAATCGGTTGCAACAGCAGTTGCAGTTGCATTTGCAAGTTCAGCAGTCGCGCCCGTAACACCAGATACTTGATAAACAGTTTCACCTTCAAAGAAATTAATATAAGTATCACTACTAACTCTTGTTCCCATATCAAATTCGACTGCGAATTTCTTGCGTACTTCTTCAACCGTATCAATATCGGTATAACCAGTATCGATTTCTTCTTGGCTGTATGAGAAGACCTCACAAGATAGTTTATATGTGTAAAGTCTTCCTAATTGATAAAAAGGATTTTCGTGTTCAACAAAGTTGATTTCAAATAGTGTTTTGCTCAATGGAAAGAAAATTAAATCACCTTCTCTAGGCCGAGTAATACTTTCATAATCTCCAACAGATTGTTCAAATCGTTTTCTGGAAACAACGAGTTCTACTCTATCTTTGATTTCTAATCCAAACTTCGCAAGAATATCACCTTCACCCTCGAAACCATCAACAGATTGAATATACATTTCCAACTGATAACCATCATCAAATTTAGAAAGAACATCTTCACCAAATAAGTCATCTACATTCACAAGTGTTCGTGGAATGTAAACCATGTCCTTTCCCATCGTTTTGATTGTTTCGATAGTAAGGTCTTCTAATATGTTCTGTTCACCAGAATATTCTTTGAAATAC